ATGTCCTCCCTCTCCCCGCGCATCTTCGCAGGTCAGTTGCGTATCCCCGGAAACGATCATGGCTGATCGTGTGTGTGAGCTGCCCGACTGTTCGGTTCGGCTGACGGGCCGCAAAGACGCCCGATACTGCTCGCCGGCGCACCGAGCGCAGGCAGCGAAGTTACGCCGTGAGAGCCGTAGCAAGGCGCAACCGGCAGGGGTTCGGCGGCGGTCGTCGGTTCTGACCGCCGCTGTTACCCGGTCGATCCGCAAGGTGCCGGTGATGACGCCGGCGGACGGCGCGGCCGCGGCGCTGGCCCGCCGCTACGCCCGGGAGATCGACGCGGCCGGCCCGGACGGTCTGGCGAAGCTCGGGCCGCAGCTGCTCGCCGTGCTGGTGCAGCTGGGCATGACACCTCGAGCGCGTGCCGGCGGTGACGTGCGACCAGCCACGGGAGGGATTGATGGAGTTGTCGGGCCAGGCGCTCTCGCTCGGCTCCGAGCCCAGCGCGCAGCTCGGCTACACCCAGCCGCGTCTGTGGACACCGCCGCTAGTTGACGAGCTGACGCCCGACACGTCGTACGGGTTCGACGTGATCGAGTTCGCCGGCGAGCTGCTGCCGGACGGCCGCCCGCGGTTCCGTATCGTGCTGGTGCTGGTGGCCCGGCAGAACGGCAAGACTCACGTCCTGGTGGTGCTCTCGCTGTTTTGGCTGTACGTGGAGTGTGTCGAAATGGTGCTGGGCACCTCCACCAAGCTCGAGTACGCCGGCGAGTCGTGGCGTAAGGCGTGCCGGCTGGCGCTGTCTACCCCGGAGTTGCGGGCCGAGATCCCCCGCAAGCGCGGCATCCGTAAGACCAACGGCGAACAGACGCTATGGCGGGCCGATCCGCTGGAGCAGATCGCCGACCTGGGCTCGAGGTACAAGATCGCCGCGGCGAATGAGGACGCCGGCCGGTCGCTGACGATCTCGCGGCTGATCCTGGACGAGCTGCGCCAGCATCACGACCGCTCGGCGTGGGACGCCGCGGTGCCGGCCACCTCGGCGGTGTGGGACGCGCAGACATATGCCCTGTCGAACGCCGGTTCGGAGAAGTCGGTCGTGCTGATCGAGGAGCGCGAGGCCGCGAAACATTACATCGAGACCGGCGAGGGTGACCCTCGGGTGGGCCTGTTCGAGTATTCGGCGCCGCCCGGGTCGTCACCGACCGACCTGGAGGCGCTACGGCAGGCGAACCCGAACCTGGCCCGCCGCAAGGACGCCCCGACGCTGCTCGCCGAGGGCGCCGCGGCGCAGCGGGCCGGCGGTAAGAAACTCGCCGGCTACCTGACCGAGCACATGTGCCTGTACGTGCCGCAGATGGACCCGGCGATCAACCTGGTGAAGTGGGAGACGCCGGCGCCGCTGGGCTGCTACGAGCTCGGCGACCTGTCGGCGGTGCGGGACCGGGTGGCCGCGGTGCTGGATCTGTCGCTGGACGGGGAGCACGCCACCCTGTACGCGGCCGCGGTGCTGCCGGACGGCCGGGTGCGGGTGGACCCGGTGAAGGCGTGGGCGGGCCCGGAGTGCACTAAGGATCTGCGGGCCGAGCTGCCGGGCGAGCTGCGCCGCGTGAAGCCGCGGGTGTTCGGGTGGTTCCCGGACGGCCCAGCCGCGGCGATCATGGCCGATATCAAGAACCTGCCCAAGACTGTCACGGTGGAGGCGATCAAGGCTGAGACGCCGGCGGTGTGTATGGGGTTCGCCGAGCTGGTGAACGTGGCCCAGGTCGCGCAGGCCGGCGATCCGCTGCTGAACGCCCAGGTCAAGCTCACCGAGCGGCTGTGGTTCGGGGACCGGTGGAAGTACGTACGGCACGGCGCCGGGCACTGTGACGCCACCTACGCCGCGGCCGGCGCCGCGCACCTGGCCCGCACGCTGCCGCCGCCGGTGAAGGCCGGGCTGCTGCTGCCGACCGGTGTTGTGGAGACCGAACAAACCAAGAAGGGCGAAACGGGCGACTAGATCTGTTCAGTTGTCAGGATCGAACAAAGTTTCGTGAGATACTGCGCCCGTGGGGTTCCGTGACGCGCTGCGGCAACTGTTCGCCGCCGGTGACGCTCAATCGCTCGAGTCGCGGGCACACCACACGTTTTCGGTCAATATCCCGCCCGAGATCACCGAAGGCGAGCCGATCGGCGTCAATTTCGGCCGCCGCGTTCCGCGTAACAAGGCGCTCCAGGTCACCGCTGTGCTGCGGGCCCGTAACCTGATCGCCGGCACGCTGGCGTCCCTCCCCCTACGTCATCACCTGCCGGACCGGCGCGTGGAGCGGTGGCCGCTGTTCGAGCAGATCGACCCGGACATGCCGAACACCGTCGTCATGGCGCAGACGTACGAGGATCTGCTGTTTGAGTCGATCGCATGGTGGCGGGTGATCGAGAAGGACGCCCGCAACTGGCCGATGCACGCCCGGTACGTGCCCACCGAGGCGGTGCACGTCGCCTCGACCGACTGGCCCGGCTCGGAGGGCTGGATCAGCCGTGACCTGATCCTGGCCGAACACGGCCAGGTGTTCATCGACGGCTACCCGGTGCCGGACGACGAGATCATCCGGTTCGACTCGCCGAACCCGCCGCTGCTGGTGCACGCGGCCGGCGCGATCCGGGCCTGCCTGTCGCTGGACCAAATGGCCGAGCTGTTCGCGGCCGAGCCGCTGGGCCTGGGCTATTTCAAGCCGGACGAGGGCGCCGAGCTGGAGGACGACGAGGCGCAGCAGATCATCGACAAGTGGCACCTGGCCCGCCGGTCACACGCCTGGGGTTACCTCAAGGGATTGACGCCCGACACCCTCGACTGGGACGCGGAGAAGCTGCAAATGGCCGATCAGCGTAAGCACGCCGTACTGGAGATCGCCCGGGCGGCCGGGCTGGATCCCGAAGACTTGGGCGTGTCCACCACGTCACGCACGTATCAGAACAGCGAGCAGCGCCGGCAGGATCTTGTGGACTTCACCCTCGGCGCGTACGTGTCCGCGGTGCAGGACCGGCTGTCGATGGGTGACGTGACACCTCGAGGGCATTACGCCCGGATCGACTTCGGCGGGTTCTTGCGCTCTGACACGAAAACCCGCATGGAGACCTACAAGATCGGCCGCGAGGTGGGCGCCTACAACGACGAGCGGATCGCCGAGCTGGAGGACATTCCGACCGCCCGGCCGTCCGCGCCGGCCCGCCCGGCGCTACCGCCGGCGCCGTCCGGCGAGCCGCCGGCCGACGAGCCGCCGGCCGAGCCTGAAATGGAGGGCAACGTGGTGAAGCTGGTCACGGGGCAGCGGTTCGCCGCCGAGGGCGAGCAGACCGGGATCTCGTTCGAGACGGCCGAGCTGTTCGAGACGTTCCGGGTCGATCGTGAGAAGCGGACGATCTCCGGGCTGCTGGTGCCGTGGGGCAAGGTAGCGAACAACGGAAACGGTAAATGGCGGTTCCCGAAGGGATCGCTGTATTGGGTCGATGAGGCCCGGGTGAAGCTGAACCTTCACCACGACCGGACGCAGGCCGTGGCGTACGCGGCCCGGCTCCAGCCCCTCTCCACGGGGCTAGATGCCACATTCAAAGTCGCCCGAGGTGCTGAGGGAGACCGGGCGCTCTCGCTCGCCGAGGACCGAGTTCTTGACGGGTTCAGCATCGAAATTGAGTTCCACGACGGGGACGGGTGGGAACCCGACCCGGCCGACCGGACGATCCGCAACGTGCAGAGCGCGAAGCTCCGCGGCGTGGCGCTCACGTCCGTGCCGTCGTTTGACGACGCCCGCGTGTCTGCGGTCGCCGCGAGTCTCGATCACCAGAAGGGAATGACCATGACCGGTACCACGGTCGATGACAAGAAGGCGCCGGCGGGCCAAGAGTTCGATTTCGCCGGCTACGCGAAGCAGCTCGGCGATATGGTGGCCGAGTCCCACAAGCAGCTGACCGCCGATCTGGCGTCCAGCCTGGGCGACTCGATCTCTGCCGGGATCAAGGCCGCGCTGGAGACCTTGCCGGCGCCGCATGGCGGCGACGGGCCCGAGCCGGTGCGCGCTTCGCGCTACACCGTGACCCGCGAGGCCCCGGTGTACGCATTCAACGGGCTCGGGCACTCGCTGGTGCGTGACGCCTGGTACGCCGGCCGCGAGCAGGACAGCGAGGCGATCGAGCGGCTGCGGAAGTACCGCCTGCAAACCGAGGAAATGGCGAAGCTGGCGGCCCGGTTCATGGCCGCGCAGGCGTTCGCCCCGCAATCCACCAGCACCGCGGCCGACATCATCCCGCCAGGCTACCGGCCCGACCTGTACGTGCCCGAGCTGATGCAGGGCCGGCCGCTGGTGTCGGCCTGCTCTCGCGGCACGATCGGCAACGCGACCCCGTTTGTCGTGCCGGTGTTCACCTCGGCGACCGGCGCGACCGGCGACCACACCGAGGGCACCAACCCGTCTGACGGGACGCTGGACTTCGGCGTCAAGACCGTTACGCCGGGTTCGGTCTCGGGCCGGCTCACCCTGACCCGCGAGATCGTGGACTCGAGCAACCCCGCGATTGATCAGATCGCGCTGGCCGCGATGCGCGAGTCGTACAACCAGCAGACCGAGGCCAAGGTGTACACGATGGTCAACGGCGCCGATGGTGTCGGTGGCACGATCACCGCCGGGTTCGTTCCTTCCGGGGCGCAGGCCGCCACGGTGAACGTCGGGGCGCTGAACGCGAACCCCGAGGAGCTGGTCTACGCGCTGCGACGGGCGCTCGCGGTGTACCCGTTCCGCCGGTTCGGCGCGCCCACGGACGCGCTGATGGGGCAGAACGCCACGGTGCTGCTCGCGGACGCGAAGGACACCACGGGCCGGCCGCTGCTGCCAGCGATCGCCCCGCAGAACGCCGGCGGGCTCGGCAACGCGATCACTCAGGGCTGGAGCATCGACACGCTGCCTCACCGGCCGGCGTGGGCGATGACCGGCGCCGGCGCCGGCGATGCCCAGGTCATCACGCTGGCCCGGCCCGACGTTTGGGTGTGGGAGTCGCCACTGTTGACGTTCCGGTTCGAGGAGAAGCAGGGCCCGGCGAACATCGAGCTGAACGTGTTCGGCTACTTCGCCACGCACGTGCTGCGTCCGGTGGGCCTGTCCGGCGTGCGGATCACGGCGACCTGATCGTCATGGCTGATGAGAAGAAGACGACCGAGGCTCAGGCCCCCAAGCCTGGGCCGCCGGTCGACGAGCCGAAGGCCGAGTCCGCCAAGAAGGCGGCTCCGGCCAAGTCCAAGAAGCCGCCG